CATAATAGACCGTTCCAACAGTGAGCCCGGTCGGCAGCGCCCCGGAGGTCGAGAGCACAATAGGGTCGCTCGCCACCATCCCGTGTGCGGTGCGGGTGAACACGGCCGGCGATGCGTTGGATATGGACGTGAGCGCCGCAACCTTGGACACAGTGGCCCAGATCAGCGTTGAATTGTCGAGCACGAAGATATTGGTCGAGGTCGCGGCAAACACCGCAATGGAGCCGTCATTCTTGCGGGCATAGAAGAAGCCGCGACAGGCGCCCTGCAGCGCCCCGGTATAGGCGAGCAGCGCTGCCACAGGACCGTAGCCATCGCCGCGCGGGAACGCGTTGGTTATCGTGCGCGAGTGCTGCCCCTGATAGTCCGATACGTCGGGCTTCCATTCGGCAAAGGGCAGGATCGGCATTATGGAGTCGCCCCCATGACCTTGATCGCCGCCGGGCCGTGGCTCTTGTTGCTGAGCCGGATAATCTCCTCGAACAGCTCGTCACGGCGCGTCTTCCACACGCCTGCAATGTCAAAGAATCCGGCCAGCGCCTGCGCCTCCGCCAGCGTGCCAAACAGGTACAGGTCGGGATGTGCGGTCAGCAGCCAGTTCGTCGTCGCCGCGTCCGACAGCGCCGGGACCTTCTGGAAATAGTAGAATTCCAACCCGGTATCGTCGACAGGGCGAACCTTGAGCGTGGTGCCTTCGATGATGAAATGCCGCGGAGTATCGGACGGCGTAGTCGGATAAGCGGCCTGCAAATAGGTAGGATGGACGTATTCCAGGCTGACGCGGGTGGAGCCCGTCCATGTCACGCTCCGCCACATCAGGTAATCGGTTGGCAGCGTTGCCGAACCCGAGGACGGGGTGAGCGTGGTGCTGGTCTCCATCTGCCGCACGCGAAGCCGGCGATTGGCGCATGCCTCGAACAGCGTAATGAGGTCGGGGATCGTGGCCGTCAGGTCGGTACGCGCCAGCCATGTCTCAACCGCTGTCTGCAAGGTTGCGTAGGTCGAGATGGTCATTACTTATCAATCCGCAGAAAGCGCCATTCGGGATCGTTCAGCTTCTTGCGTACGATCTTGTTGAACTCTTCGGAAAACAACCGAATGCCGACATTGCCGCGCCGGTATTCCTCGGCGAGCCATTGTTCCAGGAAGATGTTGGGTATCTCCGCGATGGCGCGGCCCCAATCGCTGTGCTGGTCAAGCCCGGCAATGGCCTTGTTGTGTTCGATGATGGGCTCGACATCCTGGACGCGTTCGAACGTGATGCGCCGCTCACCTGGATCGCTGTGAACGCGAGTCTCGATGACCGACATCAGGTAAGCTCAGTGACGTTCAGCGAGCCGGCTGTTGCCGTAATCAGGCCAGCGCTAGAGGCCTGAATAGCGCCGATCTTCTGGCCCGGCGTGACGATGATGTACTCAACCCAGTTTGCCGGCAGGAATGGATCCGTCGTGGCGGCGGTCTGTGTGCCGTCCCCGACTTTGATATGGCAGGCGGAGTTGGCGACGACGCGGATCATATACGTCGTCACACCGAAGGCATTGCTGCTGGCCGAGGTGCCGGTATAGGCAACCTGCTGACAGGTCGAAAAGCGGGATGCGTCCTGCATGTCAGCTCACCAGAATGTCGGCGTAATAGGTGACCGGCACAGTGCTCGATCCCGCGCCGTCCGAGATGAACTCGATGTTCTGGCCGGCGGTGACGAGATTGGCTGCGGTCGGGATGACCTCGACGACATTGCCTGCGGTGCCGCCGGTCCCGGCCGTGGCCGTGGCTGTCCATGTCGGATGCGTGATCGCGGTTCCGGCGATCTTCGAGGTCAGCACGTTGGGCGCCGTGGTAACGGCCACATGCACGACGCAGCCGATAAGGACGATCTTGCCGCGCACCGGAGCGACGGCGAAGGAAGAACCTTCCGTGCTCTGGTCGATGTTGTGGGCATAGACGCGCTCGATATTGAGCGGTCGATTGATGGGAAGCGCCATTTCTATTTCTCCTTTGGGACCAGCATGTCCGCGAAATTTGCCGTGAATTTTTTCGAGCCGACGTGGCCGAGGGTGATCGAAGGATCGAGCATGACCGGATAGCCAAGCGCGCGAACGTCCGCGAAGAACGCGATGTCCTCGCCGCGCGCCTCGCCATTCGGTTCATCAAACCGGAAGATTTTGGGAACGCGCTCGCCGGGCAACGCATCGAAGGTGATCTTCGGAGCCTGATCCGCGAGCTTCTGGACTACCTCACGCGACACAATGGTGAAGCCAAGCCCGGCCCCATCTATCGGGATGCAGCCATACTCGTTGGCTTGCAGCCCCTCCCCGAGGTCGACGCTGACAAAGAATGTCGGCGGATCGCGCCGCGCTGTGTAGGTGGCGCAAACGCAATCCATTTTCGCGGAGAGGGCGACGAATTTCAGGAAGTCCTCGCCCTTCCACACCATGTCGGAGTCGATCATGAACAGCCGGTTGCATGGGCTCTTGAGGAACCGATGCGCGGCCTTCGATCGTGAGTGAAAGACCGTGCTGCCGACGTTCATCTCGATATCCACGACAATCCCCCGCTGATGACAAACCGCCTGCGTTTCAAGCAGCGAGCGGGCCGTCTCAGGGGGGATGTCATGGAAAACCGGCATCGCGATCAGCACCGAAATGCCCGCGATGTCGACTGAGGACATATACTAGACGGTGGCCGAATACGGGGTTGTGGTCATGGCCGCAGTGTCGTGGCCGCGGACCTGCCAGAACCCCGACTTGGCGTCGGTGAACTCGTACAGAGACGAGATGCCGCCGCCGGTCGTGCCGCCGTTCAGCGTGAGCGTGTCGCTCGATGCCGTGTTGGTGAAGCCGATCACGACGCCGGCCGTGGTATTCAGGGACACGATGAGCCCCTGCATCACATCCACGGTGTTGGCGACCTTGATGGTGGACGCCGTGGTGGTCGCCGCCGCCTGCAGGATCAGCCGATAGACGGCCCCCGAGCCGGACGATGCCGGCAGGGTGACGGCTATCGGGGCGGTATTGCTCAGCGTCACGGTACGATTGCCGTGCAGCGCCCGCGTTACCGCAAGCACAGTCGCGCCGGCCGTGACATTGACCACGCCCGACAGGCCAGAGAGCACATATTCTCCAGTCGCGTAGCCAGCCCGTGAGGTGGACGCGTCCTTGATCGGAATCTGGTCCGCCAGGCCGAAGTCGGTTGCGTCGGGTGAGTCGAAGTTGTCAGTCGTTCCCATAAGGAATCTCCATTGAAAAAGGCCGCCCCAAAGAGCGGCCCGATGAGTTGCGCTATGGGTTCAATTAACTGGTCGTGTTATCGAAAACCCCACCCGATGCTTTCTCGTTGCGAGATTCGAGGCTATATTCCGACAACATCTGCCGGCGCTCCGAGTCGCCGGTCTTGGCGAGCGGGATCGAGACCATCTTGCGGCCCTTCATGTAGGCGACGGCCCACATGTCCATCTGCAGCACCAGCACGTCGCGGGAGCGAGTGAAGCGGTTGGCAACGATCTTCAGCTCGCCGAAGTCGGAATCGTAGGCCGTGACCGACGCAACGATCTTCTTCGACTTGGTATCCTCCATGGCCGTGGCGCGGCCCTGGAAGGTCGAAAACACCTGCTTGTTGAAGCCGCCGGTCATGATCATCCCCGGCTTGCCACCCGAGGTCCAGATCGACTGGAGCACGGTCTTCAGCCGAGCCTCGGTGAACGCGATCTGCGTTCCGTCGGTGCGAGTGCCGGTGCCGTCCGCTGCGGACGGATCGGCAGCGCCGCCGGCCGTACCCTTGGAGGTGTTGGTCTTGATCCAGGACAGCACCGAGGCGGTCTTGCGCGCGGTCGCCGCGGCGCCCGTGTTCTTGGCCTGGTTAGTGCCGCACAGGATCGCTTCCATGTCGCGCTTGAGTTCCAGGCCCTTGAGCATTTCCTGGTACGCGAGTTCATCATCGCGGCCGGCATGGTCGACCGCCTGCTGCGTGCCGGTGACGCGGGCCACCTTGTCGGAAATCTGGCAGATGTTGCCGAGACGGACGGTCGGGGTCGCCGCGTCCGTGGTAGCGTCGTCACCTTCGAGCACCGCATTGGTGGTGTCGACGGAGGCCAGCGCCTGGGTCTGCCATTCGTGGTTGACCGCTTTCGCCGTGGTGCGCTCGATGCCGCTCATGAACGGCGTGTCGGTCGGATCAATGCGAAAGATTTCATCGGACAGGTCTTCGCGGTTGCCGATGGCCTCATAGGTCGCAAAAGTGTTGGTCGGGAGAGCCATTGTCGTTGGTCCTTATCGAGATGCAGCCCGTCGAGCGGCCCGGAGCGCTGCTGCGTCCTTCAGGCTGCCGCTTTGATCGAGCTTCTGTTGCAGGGCTTGGATTTGTGCGTCATTGCCCGCGCCTCGCGGCTGGGCGACGCCTGGACGCTGAGCGACCGGCGGCAACGGCTTGGCGGATGCGGCCTGCTTGGCCCGCTCCTGGGCCTCGCGGAATTTCACGCCATCGAGGATGAGTAGCTGCATGCGATAGTCGCGCAGGCTGATCGAAGCCTGCCCGTTCCAAAGCTGCCCTAGTTCCTGATCGGTGAAGCCGTGATCCCGGAGTGCACCGATGGCGGACTCCTGGAGCTTTGCGGCCTTGGTCTTGTCTGCAAGATCAGGGACACGCTCAGCGAGCAATTCGTCCTGACGCTTGGCGAATTCGTGCCATTTCTGGCCGTATTCCTGCGTCTGGCGCTGCTGTGCGGCCTCAGCCTCCTGGCGAACAGCACCGATTTTCTTCTGCTGTGCGTCCCAGAGGGCGTAACGCGGCCAGTCCTCGCGGGCGAGGCGTTCAACGTCCGCCATCGTCCTGATGTCGGCAAACTCGCCCGACTGCTGATCGTACAAGGTTTGCAGCAAGGCCGGTAACGCGGCCTCGTATTTCTGCCGTGCCTGTGCCACCGCTTCGCGTTCGGCCGTAAGGGCCTTCTGCGAGTCGGCGGCGTCGTTTTGACTTCGGCGGATTTCCCGCTCCCGCTCCTGTTCGCGAGCCGCAACATATTCCTGCGTATCGCGAGGCAAGGAGTTGAAACGTTCCTTCGCTTCCTTTGTCCAAGACCTGGGCGGCTCGATGGCCGGCTGTGCAGCCGGTTCGGCTTCCCTCGTCTCGCCGGGGGCCTCAAGTTGAGGGTCGGCGCTGGCCTCTTGCGAGGCCAATTCCTGCGGCAGATCCAGAGCCGCGGCCTCGGGGGCGCGCTCCTGTCCTGCCGGTTGATCCTGGCGCTGCTTGCGCAGTTCGCTGCGTCGCGATGCGAGCGCGCGTCCCGCCTCACTGGGGGAAAGCGGGGTATTCTCTACCGCCGGGGTGGCAACGGGCTGGGCAACAGGAGCCGCAACCTCGCCGCCAGGGGCGTGGCCAATATCAGACATCATTTTCCTTTGGGTTTAGCGGCGTAAAATGGAGATGACCCCGGCCCACAACCGCGCAAAACATGCAGACTGCGATCAGCGCCCAAAGCCACTTAGGCGCCGAGCTATGCGAAAAGAACACGATAACAGGCATGGGCGCTAACGCGATCACTGGCGCTTCTCGCGCTCGATCAACTGGTCAAGCTCGGCCCGCGCAATCGCGCCGCCGCTCGCCACCTTCGCCAGGTGGTCGCGCACCTTGCTGACCACGTGCACCGCCTGCCACAGCCGCTCCCGCGCATCCGTGTCGCGGGCATGCGTGAACCGCCACGCCTCGATGTAACTCGCCTCCAGCGCGGACAGGCTTTCCTTCAGAAGCTCGTCGTTGAGCAGGGATTTCGCCCTGTCTCCCCGGACAATCGCCTCGTGAATCTTGTCGGTCATGCACTCTCCAGCAGATGCGCTACCGCATCCTCGTCGTCCTGCATTGCCTGCCGGTACGCGTTGTGCTGCGCCATGCGCGAGCGCGCCGCGATGATGTCCGGTCCCGACTGCTGCAGCGTGCCCATCACCCGATCGGCGCCGGCCATGGCCTGCATCGCGGCCTGCGCCTGCATCTGACGCACAAGGTCGGCGAAGGCCGCGTCCTGGGCCTCACGCCGGGCCAAGGCTTCGGCCTTGGCTTCCTCGCGGGCCAGGCGCTTCGCGTCCCGTTCGGCCTTCTCAGCGGCTTCCCTGGCCTTGTGCGCGGCCTTGCGCTTGCGGTCGCGTTCCTCGACGAGGTTGTGCCAGCGCCCGCGGGAGAAGTTCCCGCCGGACATGCTCGACCCGACCGAGCCGAGGTTGAAATCAATGCTGTACGAGGCGTCGATGCCCGTGACGGTGTAGGAGCCCGCCGAGGCAATGAGGCCGTAGCGGGCGGCTGCATCCTGCCCAGTCAGGGCGTAGGAGCCTGCCGAGGCCGTGAGCGTGGTCGTGAACGCCGCCGCCTGGCCGGTGAGCGTATAGGTGCCGACGCTGGCGGTGAGCGTGGTGGTGAACGCGGCGTCGATGCCGGTGAGCGTATAGCTGCCCGCCGAGGCGGCCAGGGTGGTGCGGAACGTCGCCGCCTGGCCGGTGACGGTGAACGAACCGGCTTCGGCCGTGAGGGTAGTGACGGTAACGCCAGTGCCGACTGCTACGCCAAGCGGCTCCTTGGCAAGTGCGTCAAAGCCGAGCATGTCACATCTTCGCTTTGATGATCGCCTTCAACTGCACACCAGTCTTATTGCCGCCGACCACCAGCGTACCGTCGTTGATGGCGAGCACGACTGCCTTCAGCGCGCGCTCGTATTGGATGGCGCGGTCATACATCGCGTCCAGTTGCGCCGCGGTCGGCCCGGCCGCCGGGGTGGCCGAGTTATGCGCCGCGACTATGTTGTTAAGGGTCGTCTGATCTGCGCCGCTCAGGTTCGGCGCGTAGATATCCGCGTTCGTGCCGCCGATGACAAAGCTGCCGACCTTGTTCGCCAGCCCTGCGCCGTGCAGTTCGTCGGGGAAGCTCGGCCCGATGGTCTTGGCCATGGCTTAGCCCCTGATCCCGACATAGACCGCCGTCTGGAAAGCGGCGTAATTGCTGGCTAGACCTAGAAACGTCGCCGTCCCCGCGTTAGTGCTACCAAACAGGGTAGCGTAGTTATAGCCTTCCGACAGACCGGTTTTGACGCCACTGCAGCCAAACGGGATATTGCTGCTAGCCATCGAAGTGATAATCGATGCCTCGCCCTTGATGTGCTCGGTCGTCGCACCGTTGAAAGAAACACCGGCGGCAATATCGCCTGCTACCGAATTGAAAACCGTTGTGTTGAGGCTTGCGAAAACATCTTCCGTGCTCCACGTCACGAACTCACAGCGGATTTCAGAATTGATCTCGGTCAGCGAAGACGAGGTGGCGCTGCGCTGGGCGGTCAGCGTATTCACCCCGCTAAGCAAGCGACGGTTAAACCACGAGATCACGAGCCGTTTAGCAGCAACGTTCGACCATGCTGTGACGGTGCTAGCATTAATATCAAATGCCATTCCAACCAAGGATCGCGTATCGTCTCCACTTTTGATTTCCGTCCCGACATTACCGGCCGTGGTGCTGGTGGCGCGAGTTGTAGTTGATGTTTCCAACGTTAGCGTGCCGGCGTTGTTGTAGGCGTAAATCAACCGTCGAGTGCCGATCTTGTGAGTGCCGGATTGCGATCCGCTGGTGTTGACCGCAGACCCGCCGATGGCTGCGGAGAACTGAAAGGTGTCGGCCGCGAGCCCGGTAGCAATAACGTAGTAGATCGTTCCCGCTGTGACGCCGGTAGGCAACGCGCTGGATGTTGCAAAGTTTATCGCAGAACCGGAGACGAGCCCGTGAGCGGTCCACGTCGCTACAGCCGGAGACGCGATGGTCATGGTCACGGTCTGCGACGGCACCGTAATCGTCACACCAGCGGAAGGTATTTGGTAGATCGTCCCGTTGATCTTGATCTGGTCGCCGTTGTGCGGAGAAAACGTCAACGTCGTTGTATTCGTATATGTCAGCCGCCCGCATTGCGGGATGGTAACGATATCCTCGGCAAGCCCGGCAATGAACACCTCAGCCGTGCCGTTCAGGCTGATCAGCGAGCCGGTCGACGACTGCAACAGCCCCCGCGTCAGCGTCGTGCCAGCCGACGTATAGGTGCCCCGCCCCGTCTCCCACGCCGTGCCGTCCTCGATTGCGTAGCTGACCACATCCGCGTTGGGAACGCCCGCCGAGGCAAAGGTCTGATACTTGCTGACCGCAGAGCCGAGCGTGATGGTGCCCGTGCCCGTCGTCGCCGTCGTCATCCGGGCACGGTTGAACAACTTGGCCATAGGCTAGACGACCGTCACGATGCCGGCAGAGGCGTCAAAGTCGACCGTGAACGAATTGCCGTTGGTGATCGTCACCGTCGAGCCATAGTCCCAGAACGCAATCAGCGCCAACGTCGTGGCGTTGTAGAGCACCGCATAGCGGAAGTTATTGATCGAGCCGCCCGACGCCGTGAACGTCACGTCCGTTCCGGTGATCTTCGCCGTGCCGCTCGACGTGCTGGTCGTGATCGTGGTTGCCGCGCCACCCGCGCTGTAGCCGTTGGCCGCCGTGATCTCCGTCAGGTTGGAAGTCACCGAGTTGGTGTTGACCGGAGCCGTCAGGGTCAGCAACACCTTGAAGGTGTTGGCGTCAAAGTCATGCTCGCCGTCCACCAGGCCCTTGGTGAACTGAAGGAATTTGGTATAGGTCGCCATCTATTCAGTCCGCCATCGGTTCGACGTGGGAAACGCGGCCGTCCGCGCCGCGCACAACCCGCTTCGGTGCGTTCAGCTTGCGCAGATGCCCGGCAATCTCGCTCAGCAGCAGAAGATGATCGCCCGACTGGTTCGGGATAGGCTTGCCCTCCCCGTCCAGTTGAGCCGGCGCGGTCATGGCCTTGTGCGTCATCTCGGCCATCTTCCATTCGTGCTCGCGCTGCTTCATGGCCATTTCCATGCTCAACGCCTTTTCCTCGATCTGCGCCTTGCGTTCCGCCAACGCCATCTCGGCCTGCGTCTTCGTCTGCTGCGTCGCAATGTCGGCCTGCGCCTGCGTCTTCTCGATTTCATTCTTGGCCTGCAACTCGATCAGCTTCGGATCAGGCTGAGGCTGCAACGGCGGCTGCGTTGATGGGTCGGTGAAGTATTCCTCGACGTTCTTGCGGCCAGCGAGCTTCACCATTTCTTTCGCGGAGTTGTAGAGGTTCACATCGCTGACGAGGTTAGTCTTGCCGGCCATCAGGGCTTCCTTCTGGAACGACACCAGCCCCATGAGCTTGGCCACTTCTTCTTGCTTGCTCCCAGTGCCGAGCCCGACATTGACCGTCATGTCATTGCGCTCTTTCCAGTCGCGCGGGTCGACATCAACCCATTGGTTGCGCAGCCGCACCATGGCGGGCTTGCTGTTGTGCTTGCGGATCGTGGCATGCAGCAGCGAGAACATGTCGCGAATGCCGGTCTCCGCAAAGATGCGCGCGATCAGGATCATCTTGCCGCGCGACGCCGCCTCCATCTGGTTGGCAATGGTGGCGACCTGGTTCTGCAACGAATTCGGATCGACGCCCTGGCCCTGCCGGGAGACGCCGGTGCGCCATTCCCGCGTTGCGTCCATGTATTGCATCGCCGGATAGATCGAGCCGGTGATATTAGGCACCACCTGCCAGGCGAGGCCGCCCGGCTGCTTGGTGCGCACGATGCCGCCCGGCCTGGACACCAGCAGATCGTCCAGCGTCGTCTCGCTGGCGAACGCCTCGGCAACCTCAACGCGCGGGTTATTGTGCAGGTACAGGTTGTCGAGCAACCCCCGCAGCAGCACCGTCTTGATGCGCTGGATATCCATCACCAGATCGGCCACGGAACGACCAAAGAAGCGATGAGTGATGATGATCGGCGTCATCGCCGCGAACGGGATGAAATCTATCGGCTCGATATCGTCCTTGCCGTCGCGCTTGAGGACAACGCCGTCCTCGCCGCCCGTGGTCACCCGATACAGGCCGGGCTTGCCATCGCCCTCATAGTCCATGCGGACATAATGCTCGGTGATGCGGATTTGCCGATTGGCACTGTTCTTGCCTTCGTCACCGTTGCCGCGCTGCCATTCGTCGACCGTGCTTCGCGCCTGGCCTTCGATGCCGCCGAGCCCGGTCTGCGGCGAGGTATAGGACGGCAGCGCCTTGACCTGCTTTTCGTCAAAGCCCTGGTCGATCAGTACGCTTTCCGAGCGCGTCACCTCATGGAAGCAGTAATCCGTATCCTTGATGGCGCGTGCGTTGCGCGCAATGCCGAATTCCTCGGGCGGCACGCCCTCAACACGGTCGCACTCGTAATCCTTCTTGATGCGCAGCGTAATGTCGTGAATCTTGGGCGCCTGCTCGCGTGCGTTGCCGAATTCCTCATAGTTTGGGTCGGGCTTTTCAGTGTGCTCGACGATCTCGACGTTCGGGTTGCTGGCCAGGATGGCGAAGGCATCGTCCGGCTGGTCAAAATAGGTCTCGCGCTGAGAGATTTCCTTCTTCTCATGCCAGATTTTGACCACGCCAACCTTGGACAGCAGCGCATCCTTGATGAACGAATACAGCACCAAAAAGCCGGGGTTTTTCTGCATGAAGACGTGATTGACAAAATCCGTCTCCTGCTCCGCGGCCTTCTCATCCTCCTGGCCAACGGGGTCGAAGCGCACCACCTCGTCGCCGCCGGCAAATACCTCCATCAGCGGAGGCATCAGCCCTTCGATAGTGTCGGCCACGTCGAAGGAAACGGCCTTCGACCGGCCGTTCGCGGCGGGGATGTCCTTGGACACGTCGCCAAGATAATAGCTCATGGCACTAGCGCGCTCGGTTGACAGCTTGTCGGCGGTCATTGCGGACAGCGCGTCGCTTTTCTCGGCTGCAAGCATTACCTTGAGCTGAGCGGCCGAGAGCTTGGACATATGGTATTATTGGCTCAATTCAGGCGCGCGTCAGACCACGCCGGTTTTAGGATAGTTGATGGTGCGGCCGAACGCCTTGGCCCGCGACGGGTCCTCGTAAGAAATAGCCATCAGGCCGAACGCATCCGAGCAATGCGAGGACCAATCGTGGTCCGGCCCCAGCCCGACATTCCGCGCATCGTCCTTGCGTTCGTGGTAGTAGCCCAAAGCATCGCGCCCCGGCTCGGTGGTGGCCTCGTTAAACCAGCACTTGGCGAAGATGCGGCGCACTGCCTCAACCCGCATGAGCGCAGCGCCGCGGCCCTGGTTCTTGATGACCGTCACGTCAAACCCGGCATCACGCAGATGATCTGCGTACCGCTTGCCGGTGATGTTATTATCGTTCACCCCATCGTGGGGCAGGTAGCACAGCGCGGCCTCGTAGCCCTTGCGGCGCAGTTCGTTGACGTAATAGGCCAGCACCTGGCCAACGCCCTCGATATAGTCGAGGACACGAACCTCCTGCCCGATGAACTGGACAATCCAGATCGCCATGGCGTCGGCCGTTGCACCGCTGCCGCCAATGTCGAAATAGGCCCGGGTTGGCAATAGCGGATCAGCGCTGACGCGCCCGATGCGGCCTTCCGTTTTGGCCGCGGCCATGACAGCCGCAAAGTAGGCGCCTTCGAACGCCCTGGCGTAATCGCCCTCCCAGATATGTTCATACCGATCTGAGTAGAGCGACAGGTCAAGCCGTCGCTCGTCTTCGAGCACGGACGGGAACCAGGGATTATCCCGCCAGTTGGCATTGACGACGACGGAGCCGGTCGGCTTTTTCTGCCGCAAGAATTCGTCAACCGCGTCCGACTTGCGACGCGGATTCCATGATGCCCATAACTCGGAGTTGTCCGCCCGGATCGTGGGCCGCAACAGCGACAGGCTGCGATGACTAAGCGTCTGGGCTTCCTCGATCCACGCGACCCTGAAACCTTCGAGCGACTTGATTGATTCCGCCGTGTGATCCTGCATGCCCTGGAAGATCAGGATGCCGTCGCCAGGGGTTTTGATCTTGTCCTCGTAGACCTTGAACTCTCGGCCGACGCCGAGGTCGTTTATCTTCGTCTCGACCAAGCGCTTGCTCGATTGCGCTAGGGTCTTCTGCACCTCGCGGATGCACACGCCGAGCATGCCGCGCTCTTGCAGGCACCTTTCGACCAGCATCTCACCGAAAAAATGGCTTTTGCCTGAGCCGCGTCCGCCATGCGCTCCCTTGTATCGCGCAGGCTCAAGAAGCGGGCGGAATACCCTAGCCGTTTGGATTTGCAGGGTCGACAATGATCCGCTCAATTCGTTCCAGCCTGATCGGATCGGCCTCGTTGTCGCCCCCGATAGGTTGTGTCACCTTGCCGTCGAGGCGATCACCAACCTCTTTGGCCGCCGCGGTTTCATCGCCGGCACGATTGAGAAGCTGGCGCGCAATCCAGCGCAGCGAGCCCTTGTATGCAGGGGTATCTTCGCCTTCGTCGGCCAGGACTGCCTCCATGCGGAGCGCGTCTCGATAGGGCTTGTCCTTGTTCAGCGAGCCCGCTGGTCGGCCGGCCATATTAAATTCCCTAAGTTATTACGTGGTTTATGCGTTGCTGGGGCTGGTGTGGCCGTAGCGGGGAGGCTGGTCGGCCGACGGGCGAGCGCCGGAACTTGAGCCGGTAGTCAACGTATAGGTCGGGGCCGCCAGGGTGCCCTCCATAACGAACTTGTAAAGTCCCCGCGCAATGGCCAGATGGCCACCCTCGTTTCCCCCCGTGGGAAAACAGCCCGTTGCCAACCGCAGGCACTCCAAACGGATTTCTTGATCCGACATGCTTTTGCCTTTCCACGAAAATTAAAGCGGGGCCTCCGCCGACCGACAAAGCCGATCCATTCCTGCCCCGCCCATTGTCACCTTCCGGTGAGCGGCTGCCGCAGGGCGCAAGCGCCCCACAACCCTGGGTCCTATAGACCCAGTCGACCGTCAAACGAACGGTCTCCCTTCGACCGCGGAAGCCGAAGCCGAATTACGTGTAATGTACCCTTTGCGCCCCGTATCTTCAACCCGTATTGTTCCCGGCCGCTCTATCGTGCGCGGCGGCCATGGCGTGGAGCCCTGGCGGGCCGGGATGGCCTGCAATGGGAGGGGAACGCATCCGAGCAATGCGAGGACCAATCGTGGTCCGGCCCCAGCCCGACATTCCGCGCATCGTCCTTGAAGGGCTCGGCCGGGCGCAAAATGTCGGGAAGCAGGGCACGAAACGCCACCCTAGAATTAACGTGTATTTCAACTACCGGGCCCCGTCAACACCTTTTTTCCACAGTTTCCTCGCCCTCACCAGCACCCTTGCCAGCACGTTCAGCCCCAGGCGCAAATTGCCGAAATCATCAAATCCCAGCCCTTGAGCCGGAACGTCGTCGATACATACCGCGTAGCAAATGCGGACTACTCGATCCCCGGACGCCTGTAACTCCATGCGGCAATCGTTCCAGCGCCGGCATACATCGGCAATCACGTCCTGGTCAGGCTCTGGCGCACAGCTCATGCCGCTGGCCACCAGCACAAAGCCCGGCGACTTCGGGCGCCCGAGCGGATAGCCGACGATCTCCGCATGGCGGCGCACCAGACGAACCCAAGCCTCGCCAGCGTCGTATTGCTCCTGCGTGATGCCGGACGGGTCTTCCGGGAAGTTCCGGTGCCGGAGGTGCAGTTGGCCTAGCGTGAAGCCAGCCAGGGGGTCCAGCGCGTGCCTTTCGGACAGCCCGACCTTGGCCAGCTCGCGGACGCGGACCTGCTGCGTCTCCGGGTGCACCCCTTCGGTCTTGTCCAGTTTAGGCCGTCCAGATCGTGCCAAGGTTAGCCCGCTCGCGCTAGATTCCGACGCTGAACGCTCTCGATTATCTTCTGCCACAGTCTATAATGGACTTGGCCGTTGCTTTTCCGTAGCCGCGCCCAGGCATAGATTTCAAGCCGATAGAACCGGCTATGGTCTGCAAAACGACACCTGCGGATGTCACGCAACAATTCCGAATTAGCTGGCCAAATTTGGTAAAAACACATCTCCCCTACCCCTTTGCATCCGGTATCAGCGCCAGAAGGGCGTCGGTCATCGACGCAACGCTCGAAAGCCACGCGGCCGCCTAACCTTGTACGCGCTCATCCATTCATCCGCCGCTTTGATCGCGTCCGCGTAGCCTTGCAGCAGGTCCTCGACGATCAGCTTGCGCCGGGCAATCTCCGCGTCGCTTGCCAGCGGGTTGGCCAACACTCGCGGCGGAGCCCGCAACGATACCTCATAGCTCAGCCGAGCCGCCCGTTCCGACATACCGCCGTACAGCGGATCAGTGAGCCAGGGCTTGCTCATATCGATACCCCGCCAGGCTGCGGACTGAACACGCCCGTCGCGGGATCAACGAAAAAATGGCACTCGCCGCGCCGGCCAGCACCGTGCTCACGCACCTTCGCGCTGATAACCTTACAGGTCGAGCTGATCGGCGGGCGAACAACGATCAGCCCGTTGTCGCATTTATTGTACCAGTTCATCGAGCCCTCGATGTCGGCCAGCGTAGGCGTCTTGCCCTGCTCGACACCGGCCTTTGTCGGATGAGCCACCAGGATCACGGTCACGTCCAGCGAGCGGCAAAATTGCTTGAGGTACATCAGGCATTGGCCGATATAATCGCTCAGCAGCATTTCCTTGGGCTTGGAGCGCTCCAATTCGTTCCAGGGGTCGATCAGTAGCAGATCCACGCCATCGCGCTCCACGGCCACCACAGCGCGATCCAGCACCCATTGCAGCGTCTTCGGCACGCTGTCATAGGCAACCGGAGTCGCCGATTGGACGAAGCAATAATCATCCGCGAAGGCATCCCATCCCCGCCGCCCCCCCCATATCAAGCGCAACTTTTCCTGGATGTGCCTCTCGTTTTCCGGGACGTAGAGGAAGCTTTTCATCTGGTGTGCACGGGCAACATTGGCCACGACGTTAAGCAGTAGCGTCGATTTTCCGTGCCCGGCAACCCCGGTGACGATTGTGAATTGGCCGGGATAAAGCTTCCAAATCTCGTCGAGTTCCGGCCATCCGGTACCGACCGCGATGTCGGAAATGTTTCCCCCTTGCGGCAGATTGGCCAGCGAGTGATAGCCCGGCTGGCCATGGCGATCACCTGAAACGACGGTCAAATGCGGTGCGTTCATCAGATAATCCCATCGGGGTAAGGCTGGCCATCAGGCGTCAGAACCGCAGCCGGGCCGTTAATCACGCGGCCGAGCCATTCGGCCGGCGAAACTTTCGTTGACGCCTCTTCGAGGCGAGAACGGGCTTTCGCGATGGTATTCGGATCGTCCTCTTTACCTATTGAATGCAATAGTTTAGCCGTCAAGCTGCCGCCAGATTTAGGGCCTAAAATCTCGCGACCTCGACGGAACAGTTGGGTTTTTTGGTCGATTGGAGGCGGCGCTTCAGCGCCCGAACCTTCTTCAGGTTCGGAACCTTCTTTCTTCTCTACTTCTGTATCTGACTCTGTCTCTGGGGGCGTTTCTGAAACGGCGGATGAAACCGTTTCATCCCGTTTCACTTTGCGTTCCTGGAACCGTTTCACTCTATCGGTTGAAACGTCGGACTTGAGTTCCCGGAACCGTTTCACTCGATTGGTTGAAACGTCGGACTTATGTTGCCTGTTACACCAGTTGTGCGGAGTGAGGCGGCCGTCGTAATCGTCTAACAAGGACCGTTGCAGCAACTCGTCGATTAGATCAACAATCTTCTTTTCGGGCATCCGTAGCACATAGGCGATGGCATCCGTCGCCGGCAGCCAACCGTTATTTTTAGACGCAACACAAAGCAGGTTAACCCAGGCCTTGAACAGGTCGCTTGGAAGCATTTGTACCTTCGGGTCATTCACTGCGTCGTCGTAGAAGCGGAACCATCGGTTCATGCTCCATCCCTCGCTTTCCCCGGCTCGACCGGATCGCCGTCATGCGGCCAGTGCATCAGTCCGCCCCACTCACCGTGCGTAGGCCCTAGATCGGCAGCCCAGTTCCATCCCGCCTCGTAATAGGATTGGACCTGGCTATGCGGGATATAGCGGTAGAGCCTTGTGCGGAGATGGTCGGGGTCGATGGTCATTCGGCATCCACCATGGAGATCTGCGCTTTGGGCAGTAAAAAACCTTGACGATCTTCGGCGTCGAGATAGCGGCAGGATTGTCGCCAGTAGCTTTCCTTAAGTTCGATGCCCAAAAACTTGCGACCGAGTTTGAGGGAAACAACGCCCTCGCTGCCAATCCCCATGAATGGGGAAAACACAACGTTGCCGACGTTGCTCCACATGATGACGGCGCGCTCGATCACGTCGAGTTGCAAAGGACACAGATGCCGCTCGTCGCCGGTCTCACGCGCAGCTTGCACGTTGAGCACGTTGGATTGATTGACGCTCGTCCAAACAGGGGATGCCCATTCCTGCCACTGCTTGAGCGGGAAATCAGATGGCGTGTGACTGATCGGCTCGGCATTATCGCCGGGCTTTATGAATGTCAGCAGATAGTCAGGCATACCGCCGCGGGACTTGCTGCTGTCCTTTTGCAATTGTTTGTAGAGCAAACCAACGTGCTTCGTCCTGGTCATCTCAACTACCGGGCATTTCCAGATCGTGCGACGTCCGTGCAATATCCAGCCGGCCTCTTCGTGGATACGAATGAGCTGGCCAGAGAAGTCCTTGATGCCGACCGCGCCCTCGCGCCATTTTGTCATCGGCAGGTCTGAACAATGTACCGCCGTGAGCCGGCCCGGCTTTGTCATCCTGTAAAGCTCGCGGACCAGCCACGAATAATGCGTAGCAAACTCGCTATCGGTCGAATTGCCCATGTCCGCCGCGCTCTCCGAATAAACGAACAGAGAACCAAACGGAGGCGAATAGACCGAGTGGTCTACGCAATCGTCCGGCATCTGCATGGCCACGTCCACGCAATCACCGTTGATGGCCTGGTATCTATAACCGCTTGCGGAATTCAGGCAACGCATATCCATGGCTCCAAATGTGCGGTATGTTTCGGGACATACGAGGATTTGACAGTCGCGACCTGACCTATCGCGCGTTTCATGGATGCACGCATGGCCATTTTCATCTCGACATGATCACCAGCCTTCCGGTCGATCACGTTGCCAGTGGCAATCTCGCCATCGGCGACGGCAAGGTGAACCTTGAGCGCGCGTTTTTGTCCATAGCGCCAGCATCGTCGGATGGCTTGATACCAGGTTTCATAGGAATAGCTGCGACCGACGAATGCCATTCTCGCGCAGTGCGCCCAATCGAGGCCAAAGCACATTGACGGCTTAACAATCAGGTGCCGTGCCGCCCCGGTCGAAAACGCGAGCAGCTTTTCTTCTTTTTCCTCGATCGACTGCGAACCACGAACCTCGATCGCGGAGGGAATGGTTGCTCGAAGCGCATCGGCCTCATAGTTCGTATCGCAATAGATCAGCCACGTCTCGTTAGGTTCGGCAGCAACCGTAGCGCCAACCGCTTCGGCCCGCGCTGCGCCGGTCTGTCGTTTCACATCGTGAATGTCGGTAGCAGAGAGCGATGGCGAGCCGAACAGGTCATCGCTATTACGGTTGATGATTGTGGATTTAACGACATGGCGAATAATCTCAAACGACGGAAGATCGAATCCGATATCATCTCCACCTAGATCGGACGGCCTCTCAGCCATCCTGGTCCAAGACGACATCCAATCCCAAAACGCGGTCACCGCGTGGCACTTCAATCGCCATTTTTGCGAGGCAGTCGATGTATCGTTGATGAAAAACCGCGACAACATCTCGTTGGCAGCCATCGAATCGCAGAACTCGGCATAGTTGCCAAATTCCATGTGATCGTTCGGGGCTGGCGTTGCGGAGGCTACCAATTTGAACCGAGCCGATTTATGCGCCGCGATCAGCATGCGCGTAGTTACTCCGGTGAAGCTCTTGAGGATCGATGCCTCATCGCACGACACAATGCCGAAATAGGGCAGGTCAAGTTTGTCGCGGCGGTCATAATTGCAGATATTGATGATGCCGGCACGCGCCTCAGATTGGTCGCGAATGATTGCTGCCTCATATCCCCATCGCTCGGCTCGCCGTTTGGTTTGAGCCGCCACGGCAAGCGGCGTCCAGATTAGGACCGGGAGGTTTGTTGCCTCCATAGCGCGCTGGCAGAACTCTAACTGAATTTCTGTCTTGCCCATCCCAGTGTCAAGAAAGCATCCCGCAGCCCCGATCCGCAGATGGTGATCGACGCAATTCCGCTGATCGGCTCGCAGATGCACGGCAAGATCAGGCACTCTGGCAAGGCCTCGATGCTTTGCCTTGACGGCCTTACTCGCTAGAAATTGAGCGTAGCTCTGGCTCACGCCGCCCTCCCCATCATCTCTACCGCGCGGATCGCGCCCCACTTGATCAGAATGGCGGTAACATCCTCTGGCGATCGCGCCAGGGCGTACAGCGCCCCGGCATCCAGCGCGTCCAACTCGAATTGCTTCTGCCAGAGGGATTGCTTGCCTTTCTTGGTCTTCAATTCGAGAAATCCGGCGCGGCCGTTCATGACGATAAGAAAATCCGCCGCACCGCGTCGGGCTCCCATGGCTATTTGCCACCGGCCGGCTTTGCGACCGTTTGCGCTCTGGATGCCGAGCGGAATATGCGTGTACAGCACATTGCGCCGGCTGCTTTTCCGCAGCAGGTCCAACGTAAAGTCGTGCAGATTGCGTTCGGTTAGATCGGTCACGCCATCCGCTCGCTTTCCGAGCTGCGCGGCATATTCGAGCACGTCGTCCTTGCAGGTAAATTCGGGTTCAAACATTATCTCGCCATCTCCATCAAGTTGGGTGCCTTGCGAACAGGCGACATCGGCTCGGCAACATAGTTATACGCCACCGCCATATGGCCAGGGCAATACGCACGGTCCTGCGACAGCTTTGCGGTCGGCGCGCCGCAGAAGAAAAACCCCGGCTCTTTCGGATCACCAACCGGCCAGCGGCAGCTCGTATCGGTCAATTGCAGAAAGGTCTTTCGCTGCTCGATCGGCATGTCGATGACCGGGCGGAGTTTGAATTGCTGACAATCGAGGCGGGGATCCTTGGCAACATTGCGGCGATGATCGTTGCGCCGGAAATTGGGGCTATCGACCTTGGACGCCGTTGGTTTCCATTGCGTGCGCTTGGCTTTCCGAGCAGCTTCGGCAGCAGCGTTCCGCACCCCATGTGCATTAGGTAATGCCAGGCCAATCCTCTGGCACTTGCCTATAATGGCGTTGCGCGAAACGCCGAGCGTGTCGGCAATGTCACGAGCGGAAAGCCCCTTGTTCTGGACTAGAGCTAGAAGTTGTTCAATGCGGGCTGGTGTCCAAGGCGATCCAGCTGGAATGGCGGCCTCACTCCGTCCACCTATACCCGTCTCGGCGGGTGTAAGGTGCGAAAGGTCAGCGGCATCCTTTGCGGCATCCTTTGGAGCCACGGGAATAGATGACATCTCGCGATTGGGCAGCCTCGACATAGAGTTTCTCCATGACATAGAGTTTCTCCATTAATGCGGCCTTGTCCACGCTACGCTCCCTTGGGGGCGGAGACGCAAGGTTGGGGATTCTGTAAAGCGCCCGATAAACCGCGACGTGGGATGCGTTCTTTTTGCGCCAGCGCTTTGCGCGAACCGCGTTTTTAGACCGCCACGCCGGATTGTCTTTGCGGTTTTGTTTATACCAAGTAACTATTCTAATAGCTTTCTTGGCGACACGGCACGCCAGAGTGCAATATGCAGGAGCTGTCCCTCTCGGCCGCCAATTTTTAAATCCTACGCCGCACACGCGGCAGGTAAGGTCAGTGCCCGTCATCCTTCCCCTCCCCCAGTTCCGGAGCCAGCCATACGGCTAAGTGCGCGAGCCGCGTGCCCCGTTACGGCGAGGAAAGGCGGAGGCTGGCTTGTGTATTGCGTGGCCAGCCTCCGCAGTTGCCTCACCCTGCCATGCCAGGAGTGAGGGGGAGCGGGTATCTCGCGGGCCGGGCTCGATACCGGCTGTAGCCACGTCTTTCGACGCGACACTTGCAGCATTCGTCAGGAATCCCGCTCCCGATTGGTTACGGGTTATGCTTCGGACACCAATGAGTCCGCACCACTTAGTGTCCACCCTTGGGAACAGCCCGGACCAGCTGCGCTGCTTTGTCCTCTCAGCGTGTCCTTCCACGCGGCCGCGAGAACTAAATCGGGTGCCGAGCATGGTGTGCACCATCTCGGAGGTGGGCTTCATGCGGAAGCCCGTTCGGGCTCTGGCATCCCCCATAACGACGGGGAGGCCTCAAGGCCGTGGCGCTCGATCTCAGGCGCCAGCAGCAGATACGTCCGGGCCGGGAACTTCCCGGCGTATTTCCAGCTTGCTACGGCGCTATATCGCGAGCCCGTCAGATTAGCCACGGCGGCGATGCCGCCGAGCTTGTCGATGATCGGAGTCGTAGGGCTATCCTTGGGGTCGCGTCGGGCCATGCGCCCAATTTATTCGACAGAATTTGGAAATGCAAGGGCGAAATGATTTTGCTACTAATTTTGCGGCCTGTCGAAATCGAAATTATTTTGATCGACAGGCTTGCATTTCGCAATTATTTCGATTAGTCTCCTCCACATCGAAACGGGAAAGCGGCCATGCCAATCAGCTTCGCCATCACCAACCGATATACCGGCGCGGTTCAGTTCACCGCAGAGATCGAATGCGACGACGCCGCGCCGACCCGAGTGAAGGTTGGCTTGGCGGTGAAGTGGGCCTTCAAGGATCGCGCGTACCTCAGTGGCGCGGACCTCAGTGGCGCGTACCTCAGTGGCGCGAACCTCAATTGCGCGAACCTCAGTGGCGCGTACCTCAGTGGCGCGGACCTCAGTGGCGCGTACCTCAGTGGCGCGAACCTCAGTTGCGCGAACCTCAGTTGCGCGAACCTCAGTGGCGCGTACCTCAGTTGCGCGAACCTCAGTGGCGCGTACCTCAGTGGCGCGAACCTCAGTTGCGCGAACCTCAGTGGCTATAATCTCGCCAAAGGGCAATCGCTGGCGCTGCTCGGCACGCCCGACGATTGGAACGCCTTCACCTATTTCACCGACCAGGGTGAGCAGCGCATCCACGTCGGCTGCCGCGACTTCAACCTCGCCGAGGCCCGCGCCCATTGGGCCGGGAAGCCGGCTCGCCGCGAGGTGCTGGCCGCCCTCGACTACGCCGAGGCCATCGGCCGTGCGCGGGATTGGGGCAGCGCAGCCGCGCAGGTTGCCGCCTAACACCACCACCACACCAACGGGAGCGGCCATGGCCCTCCCCGAGCAAGCGGGAGAGACGGATGAACATCGACGCGGGGGTTGCTCGGAAAGTTCTAGAGGTCGTGGACGCCGGCCTGGTGAGCGGCCTCGGCCAGCCCGAGCCCGGCCAGATGTGCGTCGAGGCCGCCGTGTGCTTCGCGCTTGGCCTCCCGCACGGCGACAATCCGTCCTGCGTTTCTCCACCCCTGCGCTCGATCAAGATTAGGCTTAATGACCGCAATTGGTCCTCGAATGAGGCGCGAGCCAAGGGGCTCCGCCGGCTCGCCGTCGCTCAACTCGGCAGCGCGGGCGTGTTAGATGAAAAGGAGTTCATTCGGCGGCTGGTCGATTATGCAATCCGCAAGTCGGTCCCGCTCGCGCTTCGCGCCGCTGCGTCCATCCACAAAGATCACAAGCACAAGGCCGCTCTGCTCGACGCGGCGTCCCGATGCGAAAAAGAAGGAACGCGCGAAGCGGCCTTGCAAGCGAAGACCGCCAC